ATATAGGAGAATGTATCATGGCTCAATATTTTGAACCCGCAACCGATACCGATGCTAACTTTGCAAACTCCGTAAGCGGACAGGCTAATAGTTTCTTCCTACCTTCGATTTATTCTAAAAAGGTTTTAAACTTCTTTAGAAAGTCTTCGGTTGTAGAAGCTATTACTAACACCGACTATGCCGGTGAAATCTCAGCTTACGGAGACTCAGTTAAAATCATTAAAGAACCCGTTATTTCTGTGTATGACTACACAAGAGGTAGCGATACAACTTCAACTAAACTAACAGACCAAGAACTTACTTTGGTTGTTGACAGTGCAAAAGCTTTCAAATTCATCGTTGATGATATCGAAACTAAAATGTCACATGTAAACTTCAAAGAAGTAGCTTCTTCATCTGCTGCTTATGCATTAAAAGATTCTTTTGATGCTGCTGTTATTGCTAACATGTTTAGTGGTTTGTCATCTTCTTCACCTGACCACGTGCTAGGTGCTGATAGTGCAACTGCTTTAGGTGCTGGTGTATACGATGGAGCTGGTTCTGTTGATTTAGGCACATCTGGTGAAACTGACCCACTAGACCTTATGGCTAGAATGGCAAGACTTTTAGACGAGCAAAATGTTCCTGAAGAAGGAAGATGGTTCGTTGCTGGTCCTGACTTCTATGAGCAACTTTCACAGTCTGGCTCAAAGCTATTGTCTGTAGACTACAACGCTGGTCAAGGCTCAATTAGAAACGGTCTAGTATCAAGTGGAAAACTTAGAGGTTTCAGCATGTACAAATCAAATAACATCGCTGCTACATCTAATGCTACTGGTAAAGTTCTTGCAGGACACATATCATCTACTGCAACTGCTCAAACTATCATCTCAACTGAAGTCCTTAGAGACCCAAGTTCTTTCGGTGATATCGTTAGAGGATTGCATGTATATGGTTCTAAAGTCCTAAGAGACGAAGCCTTAGTAGGTGCTTTCTACTTAATCGACTAATTGTTGATAACACGGGGGGTCTTCGGACTCCCCACTTTTAAAGGAATAATGATGGTAAAAAAAGTTGACAATATTAAAGACGGAAATAAAGCTGCTAGACGTGAAATGAAATATGGCGGTAAAATGAAAAACAGATATGGTATGAAACATGGCGGTAAAATGTCTGGTGACATGCCTAAAGCTAAACCTTGCTAATATAGAGACTTTTAAATGGCTACAACATATCTTGACATAACTAATGAAGTTCTAAGAGAACTCAACGAACTTCCACTTACACAAGCAAACTTTGCAAGTGCTGTAGGACTTCAACAGTTTGTTAAAGATGCAGTCAACAAATCTATATTTGACATTGCTAATGAGGAACCACAATTACCGTTCCTTTCAGCAGGTCTTAGTGGTGCTACTGACCCATTCTATGGTAACGTTACAGTAGCTACGACAGCAGGTACACGATGGTATCTGCTCAAGGAAGGAAGTTCAAGTCTAGCAGACGATTATGGTTCTGTAGACTGGGATGATTTTTATATCACTACAATTAATGTTAGTGGTGAAACAGCACCGTATGTCTCTAAAGGTTTAAAGTTTATAAACTTAGAAGACTGGAAAAGGTATTACAGAGACAGTGAAAACGAAGACGATGCTAATGGACAGGCTTATGGTGAGCCAGTACGAGTTATTAAATCACCTGATAGTAGGAAGTTTGGATTAAGTCCAATTCCTGACAAAGAATACAACGTGCATTTTTATGCATTTACTAAGCCAACGAAGCTTAGTGCTTACTCGGACACAATAGTGTTCCCCGAACAATACAGTAACGTCATAACATCACGTGTACGTTACTATGTGTGGCAGTTTAAAGAAAGCCCACAACAAGCTGCATTTGCTCTTGAGGACCATAAGAAGGCTATGAAACATATGAAGTCTAATCTTATGAATCCTACACCAAGAGTTATGACAGACGATAGAAGATATTTTTAATTTATGGCAAGGTCACAACCGTACACAGTCGCATGTGCCGGAGGCTTAGTAAAGTCTGCAAACTCTATAGACTTACTTAGAACTCCCGGAGTTGCTAGAGAACTTCGTAACTTTGAAGTCTCTATAGAAGGTGGATACAGACGTATCAATGGTTATTACAAGCTTGGTGAAGCTAGTGCAACTCAACCGACTGGAAGTGCTGACCAAATCTTAGGTGTAATACCTTATGCAGATGGTGTAATAGCATGTGCTGGTACAGGTATTTACTTTACTCAAGATGGTATTACATGGGTGCAGATAAATAAAATATCTGCTACAGGTGGTGACAGTTATGCAACCTTTACAGGTAAAGCAGCTTCTGCAAGAACTGGACAAGGACAAGTAAGTTTTGCACTGTTTGAAGGAGCTGGAGAAGACTATGGTAGTGTTTTCATAGCTGATGGAGCTAACCAAGTTTTTAAATTTAGAATGGAAGGTACTGGAGCTTTAAGTACTAGAACATTCTTTAGTAAGCTTATTACCGTAGATGGAACAAACTATGTAACGTATATTGCTTCTCACGACCATCACTTAATAGCTGCTGGTGTAGAGGATAATGAAACTACTATATACTATAGTGTTCATAATGACCAAGAAAACTTTACGGGTACTGGTGCAGGAAGCATTGCAATCTCAGATAAGATTGTAGGTATTAGAGGATTCCGTGCTGACTTGATAATCTTTTGTGAAAATAGTATTCACAAACTTATCAACATTGATGATTCTCAAACAGTAGCTATTGTATCCATTGCTGAGAACGTAGGATGTTTAAGCGGTTATAGCATCCAAGAGATAGGCGGTGACTTGGTATTCCTTGCACCGGATGGTATCAGAACCGTTGCAGGTACCGCAAGGATTGGTGACGTTGAACTTGGAACCGTTTCAAAAGCTATACAGCCTTTGTTAAACGATTTAGCTAGAAGCGTTGATAGTTATATTATCAACAGCATGGTTCATAGAGACAAGTCACAGTACAGATTATTTTATACAGATACTACGCTAGATGAGAATCAGCAAAGAGGTATCATAGGAACATTAAGACCAAACGGATTTGAATGGTCAGAAACAAGAGGAATAGAAGTAACAGCAATAGGAACTGGATTTAATGAAGTCGGTATTGAAGAGCATTTTCACGGGTCTGATACAGGTTATGTTTATGTACACGATGCTGGTAATAGTTTCGATGGCAGTAATATCCTTGCTAGGTTTGGTACCCCCGACTACGACTACGGAGATTTAGGAACTTTAAAAACTTTACATTACCTTAAAGTCTCTGCAAGTTCTGAAGGTGTTGTAGACCCTGATGTTCAAGTTAGGTTTGATTATGGTAGTACAGATACGCCACAACCACCAAACCTATTTGACTTAGGAACCATTGACCCACCATCATTGTTTGGTGATGCGATATTTGGAACTAACGTATTCGGTGGAGCTGAGAATCCACTGATAAGAATACCACTGCAAGGAAGTGGATACAGTAACAATTTTACAATTATAAGTGATGATGTGAAAGCACCATACACAATTAACGGATTTTATATAGACTTTATACCTTCAGGAAGGAGATAAAACAAAATGGCATTAACAAAAGTTTCAGGTGGATTATTAGGTAACTTAGCTGTTGGTACAGACAATGTAGCTTTAGGTAATACAGCTCTTGATAATTTAACAAGCGGACAAGAAAACGTTGCTATAGGTTCTGCTTCTTTGACAGCAGTAACTTCAGGGCAAAGAAATGTTGGGGTTGGTGTTTCTACGCTGCAAACAATTACTACAGCAAACTTTAACACCGCATTAGGACATGCTGCTGCAAGAGATATAACAGGTTCAGGAAATACCGCAGTTGGTGATACTGCAATGCTAACCGCAACTACTGGTGATAACAATACTGCTATAGGTTTTGAATCTTTAAAGGTTAACACAGCATCAGAAATAACTGCTGTTGGTTATAACGCTCTCTTATCAAACACTACAGGAATAAGAAATGTGGCAGTAGGTGCTTTAGCAGCAGATGCTAATACCACTGGCTCTTACAACACAGCACTTGGTTATTTTGCTATGTCTGCCAATACAATTGGGGAATATAATACTGCTGTTGGTGCTTACGCTTTTAATACAAACAGTAGTGGTTCTAATAACACTGTAATGGGTTATGGAGCTATGTATAAAAATACTACAGGCACTAATAATACAGCGATTGGTTATGCGGTTTTAGATAAAAATACTACTGCTTCAAATAACACAGGACTTGGTTTTAATGCACTGCAACAAAACACCACAGGTCAACAGAACACTTCAGTAGGTGCTTATAGTTTAGATGCTAATACTACAACATCTAACAACACCGCAGTTGGTTATCAAGCACTTTCAGCAAACACCGCAGACAATAACTCTGCCTTTGGCTATAACGCTTTAGCTGCAAATACAGGTGGAACTCAAAATACAGCGATTGGTGTCAATTGCATGTCAGGTAGTACTACAGCCGATTTAAATACTGCTATGGGTTATTTAGCCATGAGTGGTCTTACAACTGGTGCAAATAATACGGCAATAGGTAGAGGTGCAGGTGTAACAGTAAGTACAGGAAGTAACAATGTATTTCTTGGATATGATACAAGACCTTCTACTGGTGGCGGTCAAGGACAAATCGTTATTGGTTCTTCTGTGTATGGAACTGCAAATACTAGAGTTCATATAGGTAACTCAAGCTCACATATTTACAATGATTATAACTCTAACGCTACTTGGACACATTCTTCTGATGAAAGGTCTAAAAAAGATATAGCACCTTCAAGTCTTGGTTTAAATTTTATTAACGAATTAAAACCAGTAACTTATAAATTCAAAGCACCAAGCGAGTATCCTCAAGAATGGGAAAGTTATGATGCTAACAAAACAAAGCCAAGCGATGAAAATACTCAACATGGTATGATTGCTCAAGATGTTAAAGCAGCATTAGATAAATTTGGCGTAGAAGATTTTAAAGGATGGGATGTGCTTCCTGATGGTAAACAACAAATATCAGAAGCTATGTTTGTATTTCCTTTAATAAAAGCTGTACAAGAATTGTCAGCACAAGTAGAAGAACTTAAATCCAAACTAGGAGAATAAAACATGGAAGAAAGAGATGTAACACAAATTCTATCAGCAGCAGATGATTCTGTTAGCTTGATAAATGGTGTAAACGATGGCTCTTGGGATGTAGTAGATATGGAGCAAAGCGATATCAACGATATGGTTCAGCGTAATGTTGAGCATCTTGAAATCATTTTGGCTTATGAAGAAGTGGTAGCTGATAGCTCAGACAAGACTTCATACAACGATGCAATCTCTACAGGTAACGCTTACATCGCAGCTAATTAATTATAAAAATTTTGGAGACTAAATAATGGCAGGTTATACACGACAAAGTTCATTTGCAGACGGAGATACAATTACCGCTGCGTTATTTAACGATGAATATAACCAACTCGTAAACGCTTTCAATAACTCGACAGGTCATAGCCACGATGGTACGACTGCTGAAGGTCCAGTTATTGGTTTGATTGGTGATGCAGGAGAAACTTCACCAAACAACAAAGTGCTTATTGACAGTACAAATAACTATATCGAGTTTTATATTGAAGTCTCTTCAGCTCCTGTACAACAGCTGTACATTGCCGATGGTGCTATCGTTCCTGTCACCGATAACGACATCGACTTAGGTACAAGCTCACTTGAGTTTAAGAATCTTTACCTAGATGGTACAGCTAAAATTGATACACTTACTGTTGATGAAGCTGCAACTGTTGGTACAACTTTAGGTGTTACAGGTGCTACAACTCTTTCAAGCACACTAGGCGTAACAGGTGCTACAACTTTATCAAGCACTTTAGCAGTTACTGGAGCAACTA